TTTTTGGGGAAAAGTCTCCCAGGTTTTTGAAAATGGACATTATAAATGTCCAAAAATGAAAATCCCAAAAAACTTTCCCCAAAAAAAATTAAAATCATCACTTCACGTGTAGGGACCCTTTTTTGAGCGATTTTCAAAAAATCCTAAATACCCCCTTCACTATGTAGTGTATTCAAGCAACTTTAATTATTTAAAATAACAATTTTTTTATATAATTATTTAAATTTATGTAGCATATAGCAGGCCAGCATTTCCGCCAACAAATACAACCATATTAACCCTTTCTTCCATTACATATAAGTCAAAATTGTAATTATATATGCGCCACGTTGGCTTATTAATACCAACTAAATCACCTGTATTAGGGTCACAAATTGTTAACACTTGTGCATATGGGTCAAACGGAGGTGAAATTGTTGTGAATTCAAATTCGATATTAGTGAAACGGCTCATATTCATTGCTCCTGATGGTTGCAAATTGTAAGGAGATGTATCTAAACAAAAATTATAGCAATATAAGCCTGAAGGCGCGTTTCCTGCAGTCCTAACATATTTTTCTATAAAATTATATACACCTGACGGCAAAATATTCTCTCTATATTGTCCATCTAATAATATTCCCATAGCAACAAGTATGGCTTGAAGATTTTGTGGATTGTATATTCCTGTAGTAAAAAGACCACTTAATGTGCCATCAGGATTCAAACCAGGTCCCAAAGAGGTATATGAACTGCTTGTATTCGGATTTGAAACATCCCCAGCAGTAGAAGCAGGTGTAACATCCTGTGGCATATAGTTATAAGGCCAATTTGTATAATTAGACCATTGATTTCTTAAATTTACATCACTTCTTTGAAAATAGAACATCCAACTAATAACCATTCCCAGAGAATCTAAACTTACTTTATTTTGTCCTGTAATGTTATAAAATGGGGTTTCATAAACTTGTTTTATTAAATATTTTTGTTCATTTTTTGCAAATAATTTGGATTCATCATTGGAGAGAAAACAATAAGTGCAATTTAAATTAATATCAACATTCCAATTTGTTCTTGTATCGGTATAAGAAACAGGACCCAAGGTTTCATCAGGAGGTGTCTGTAAAAATCGATAAAGTTGCATATAATATTGATTAAAATTTGGAGCAACAACTGGAAAGTTATTAGCATAATCCATAACATCACGAATAGTAAACCATTGATTAAGAGGTCTAAAAGTAACACTAATAGTTAATTCATTATATTGAAGGGAAACTAATGGAAAAGCTTGAACAGTCTTTAAATTGAACCATGCTCCTAATGGAATATACAATGTTTGACCCATTATAGATGGCTGTGCTCCTGCAGCACTTGTTGTGTAATACGCATTTGGATAAGCATTCACACGTGCACCATAATTTGCTGGGTCATTAAGTTGTGGACTGTTTCCAATCATTTCATTGAATAAAGCCAATTTTTGCCCAGCAAAATCTCTTTGAACTGAAGCTAAAATATATTTTCCTGAATATTGTTGTAATTGTTGATTACCACAATTAATAGAAATTTTATCAATAATTTGAGCTCCCAAATTTTCTATCCATTGAAACTCATATGGAGCCCAATTTGTATAAGTAATAGAACCATCAGAATTAGTAACTTCTTGTGGTGGTAAAATTGGAGACCAAATATTAGGTAATGTAAGAGATATATAACAATCCATTAAAAGGTCTGCATATCGTTTTACTTTGAAAGTAAATGTAGATTCAGTTGTTAAGTTAAGAATAGGAGTTCCTTCAAAATCAAGTCGAAAATTTTGTTTACCAAAATTGGTATATTTTAAATATGTTGTTTTCCAAAATGTTTTTTCAGGATTTCCATTTAATATTACATTTTGTTGACCACTTGCAACTAAATTCATAAGACCACCTGCCATATTAGTATATATTATCACTATTTTTTAATTATTTATTTCATCATATTAATATTATTAAATAAATAACAGTAATAAATCTTTTTACATTTCTGCATATACTCTTCTACCACATCTTTGAAAAGGGTCTCCATAATTATAACGTAAAACTAAAACAATAATACCCACAATACAAATAATTATCATAACTATAAACGATTCTATCATTACAATAACAATTATAATTATAATATATTTAATTACATTATAAATGATATATATTATATAGTTCAAAGTAATTTAAAGAAGAATAATAATAAAATTGAATAAATTTAAATATATAAAGGTAAATAACAATATAATAACAATGAATACAATTACTCAAAAGTCAAAAAATAAAAAAATTCCACTTATCATAGAAGAAGATGAACCAGAAAATTGCGATAATCAAGATGTAAAAAAATATTCAATTGATGAATTAATAAACAGAATTATTAATGCTGATTCTGAATCCTTTCTAAAAACATTACCTACTAATTCTATTGATTTAACAGTAACAAGTCCTCCATATGATGATATCCGTGATTATAAAGGTTACAATTTTTCAGATAAAGTGTTAAATAGTATAATTAAAGAGCTTTATCGTATTACAAATATAGGAGGGGTTGTAGTTTGGGTTGTAGGTGATTCAACAACAAACGGTAGTGAATCTGGAACATCCTTTCGCCAAGCATTAAAATTTATGGAAACCGGTTTTAAATTACACGATACAATGATTTATGAAAAAAACACATCATCATTTCCAGCAAAAAGAAATGGGAATAGATATACACAAATATTTGAATATATGTTTGTATTTTGTAAAGAAAAAATTAAAACAGCAAATTTAATTAGCGACAAACCAAACAAATGGGCTGGTCATACAAATTGGGGAAAAAATACAAACAGATTAAAAAATGGTGAATTAAAAGAAACAACAGATATTAAACCGGTTCCGGAATTTTCACCTCGTAATAACATTTGGAAATATAATGTTGGAAAAGGTTTTAACTCGAGTGATAAAGAAAGCCACGAACATCCAGCTATATTTCCAGAACAACTTGCAGAAGACCATATATTAACATGGAGCAATGAAGGAGACATTATATTAGACCCATTTGCGGGTTCAGGAACTACATGCAAAATGGCAAAAAAAAATAAAAGAAACTATATAGGTATTGATATTAGCGAAGAATATTGTGCACTTGCGGGAACAATTTTACAAAAATATTAATTTAAAATTCAATATATTCGCTTCTCCCTTTTACGGTTAAAGGCAAATTCAAATAAATAGAAACCAATTTAGTAAGAAATTTATTAGTAAACCCAAACGCACGTGTCAATCCAGATTTACAACCGTGTTTATGTATATGTAGATATTGTTGACCACACTGACTAACATTTTTTTCTAATATACATGTTTTAATTTTCATAAAATCATCCTGAAATATTTTTTCTATGTCAGGATAATCTTCAAACACATCATCCAAATTATAAAATACAATTCCCAGTATTTTTTTTTCATAATATTTTTCAATTGTATCATAGTCAGTATCATCATGTTGAAAAATCAAAATAATCCCTTTTTTAATTTTATCATAATATTTAGTTTCCTGTATGAATTGTTTATCAGAAATGGAGTCAATATTGTTTTGTTTATTTGGGTCACCAAAATTGGTTAACGTCAAACGTTCTTTTGCATTAAACATTTTGTCTTCTATTTTACCTATATTTTTAAAATGTGTGGTTTTAATATCGCCATATTCCATATCTGGACACGATTCATTGTTAGGTAAATTTCCAAATAAATAGAATTCTACAATCTTACCTGTTAATCCTTTATCTTTTACAGATGTTATATTAAATTTATTTTTATTTAAATTACAAAAAGCTTCTAATTCGGGACATACTATATGAACAGTTTTAATTAATGTTTTTAATGAACAATTGCCTAATGTCTTCATAATTTCTTTTATTACATCATTAAGAATATTTATATAATTTTCACTTTCTTTAATTTGTAATAAATCTAATTCATAATCAATAATTATTAAAGGTTTTTTTGTAGATTGAATTTTATTATTATCCATCAATAAGTTATAGAAAATATTGATTTATCATTATTATTGTTCAATTTTATTTTAAAATACTATATTATATTATATTATATGTCAAGCCAAAACACAGATTATTTAAGCGTTATAAAAAATATGAATGAAGATTTTCAGAGTTATATGGTAATAGCATTTATTTTAATTATTTTGATGATAATGATAGGATATATAATATATTTATCACGTCTTGAAAATGCAGAGTGTAATTATATGAACACATTATATTCAAGTGTAGACGGAAATATTAGACCCATTGCTGCAAGCGACCCTGATTGTGGTGGTAGTCTATTTGATTATTATATAAAAACAGCATTTAACGCATGTTCTGGTGGTTCTTATAAAAATGATTTTGTAGATATATGCAATTTAAAGGCAGTAATAAAACAAGGTGTCAGATGTTTAGATTTTGAAATATATTCTATTGATGACAAACCAGTAGTTGCTACAAGTACATCAGATGATTATCATGTAAAAGAAACATTTAATTCAGTAAGTTTTGGAGATGTTATGAATACAATTAATAGTTATGCTTTTGCAGGCGGAACTTGTCCTAACCCAACAGACCCTATTATAATTCATTTAAGAATTAGAAGTAATAATCAAAAAATATATTCAAATATGGCGACTATATTTAAATCTTATGATTCAGTGATGTTAGGTAAAGAATATAGTTATGAAAACTCTGGCAGAAATTTAGGAGGCTTACCATTGCTATCGTTTAGAGGAAAAATAATTTTGATAGTTGATAAAATAAATAACGCCTATTTAGAAAACAAAGAATTTCTTGAATATGTGAATTTAACAAGCAATTCTATATTTATGAGAGCATATGAATATTATAATGTAAAAAATAATCCTGATATAAATGAGCTAACAGAATATAATAAAAGAAGTATGACTATTGTGTTGCCGGACAAAGGTGTAAATCCTTCTAATCCAAGTGGACTTCTTTGTAGAGCTGCAGGTTGTCAAATGGTTGCTATGCGTTATCAAATGGTTGACAATTATCTTATGGAAAATGCATTGTTTTTTGACAGATGTGGATATGCGTTTTGTTTGAAACCAGAAGATTTACGATACAAAGTAGTTACAATTGCAACACCTACACCTCAAAATCCAGCTTATTCATATGCTACACGCACAACGAGCACTGATTTTTACAGTTTTAATGTTTAAAAATTATATATAAAAAACAATTTAAAAAAAAAACTGTAATAGTATTAATATCATGGGACAATTTTTTTCTCAAACTGAATTTAAACCATTTAATCCTGTAAATGCCGATTGTCCTGAATGTCAAAAATCAGGTAAAATACCAAATTTAGCAGGCAAATTTTTTATTATTAATTTAACAGAATGCCAATGTAATGGGTGTAATGCAATATTCGAGAAAAATAGATTTTTTAAACAAGTAGTTACAGATGCCGAAAGTGTTGAGCATGGTCCATAAAAAAAGTGTTATAATTATAAAATATAAATTCTTATCTTATAAAAACTGATATATAAAATAAATCTTTTTATTTTATATAAAAATTCAATACTTATATTTTTAAAACAACCATGAATCTAAATCAATATCATCAACTAAATATTTTTTCTTAATTATATCAACAAATATTTTATTAATAATATTTCTTTTTATTTTTTTTATTCTATAAATTTCTTCAATAATTTTTTTTAATGTAATAGCTGGGCTCCAGTTATTTCTACAATTATAGGAGTGACAACAAAAACAATCGTGTCCTAAAAATTTTTTAATTAAATAATTATTTTTGAGCATATAATTATTTTTTAAATAATCATAATATGTTTTGTTTTGATAAAAAATTTTAGGAGGTTCAAAAGGATAATTTATAGTAATTAAAAAAGAATAATTATGTTTTTTATTATCTATAACTTCACTAATACTAATTGTTAGTTTATCATCTATAATATCAACCTCAATATCTTTATAAATTTTATATAACTCTTGTAATTCTTTTTTAATTCTACTTCTCATTCCTTTGCTCCAAACAAGCATTAGTTTTTCTTCATTTTTTCGCATAAGCATATTATCTACACATAGTTCCATATTAAATATATAATAATAATTTTTATATAATAATTTTAATATAATAATTTTATGTTATTATTATATGAAAGATAAGAATATATGTAAAGGTTTAAAATTTGCCGATTGTGAATTAGCAATTTTACGTATGGCAGTTGATAAAGCAGAAGAAAAAATTGGAAAACGTGTTGTTGATTCTGAAGATATTAAAAATATAATACAAATTGTTGAAAATTTTATCAAGAAAAAAAATTTAATATGTTATGGAGGAACAGCCATTAATAATATACTACCTACAGATGACCAATTTTATAATAAAGAAGCAGAAATACCAGACTATGATTTTTTTACACCAAATGCGTTAAAAGATGCTAAAGAATTAGCAGATATTTATTTCAAATTCGGTTTTACGGATGTTGAAGCAAAAGCAGGACAGCATCATGGAACATATAAAGTATTCGTAAATTATATTCCAGTTGCAGATATTACTTTTTTAGACAAAGGTATATTTAATTCTCTCAAAAAAGATGCAATTAGAGTAGCGGGTATATTATATGCCCCACCAAATTTTTTAAGAATGTCAATGTATTTAGAACTTTCAAGACCTGCTGGTGATACAAGTAGATGGGAAAAAGTATTAAAAAGATTAACATTACTCAATAAAAAATTTCCTTTAACCCATATAAATTGTCAACATATTGACTATCAACGAAAAATGGAAAATAAAACCCAAGAATATGAAATTTATAATAATGTAAGAAATACATTTATAAACCAAGGAGTTGTTTTTTTTGGAGGTTATGCAATTTCACTTTATTCCCAATATATGCCAAAAAATCAAAAATTAAAAGTGGAAAAATATGCAGATTTTGACGTTTTATCTAATGACCCAGAAACAACTGCAGAAATAGTTATAGAAAGACTAAAAGATATAAATATTAAAAATACAAAAATAATCAAAAGGGCTCCTGTAGGAGAAATAATTCCAGAGCATTATGAAATAAAAATAGGAAATGATACAATAGCTTTTATATACAAACCTGTAGCATGTCACAGTTATAATGTAATTAATATTCATGGTGAAAAAGTAAGAATTGCTACTATTGATACAATGTTAAGTTTTTATTTAGCTTTTTTATACGCTGACCGTCCATATTACAATGAATTTTTAGACAGAATATTATGTATGTCAAAATTTCTTTTTGAAGTTCAACAAAAAAATAGATTAAAGCAAAAAGGTTTATTAAAACGTTTTAGTATTTTATGCTATGGTCATCAAGAAAGTGTAGAAGAAATGAAAGCTCATAGAGCCGCAAAATATAAAGAAATAAAAAAATCAGGTAATAAAGATGAAATTGAAGAATGGTTTTTAAATTATAAACCGGATTATTCAAAAACAGAAAAAAATAAAGAATATGAGAATAAAATTACAACAGAAAAAACAGAAAAAACTATAAAAACAGGTAAAACAGAAAAAACAGGTAAAACAGGTAAAACAGAAAAAACAGGTAAAACAGGTAAAACAGGTAAAACAGGTAAAACAGGAAAAACAAGAAAAACAAAAAAACAAAAAAATAAAATACTGGATATTTATGGTAAGAGAACTAAAAAAAATAAAAATATATTCTACTAAATTGGACATGCTCCTCCAAAGAACGTATTTTTATTTTCTCCACTTTCATCAGAAAACCTTACTTTTTTTTGATTTAAATAAAATTTGTATATGAACATTCCTACAATTATCAAGAGTAACGCAACACCTAAATAAATTACAAATGTGTAATCACCTTTTGTTGCTCCGCCTACAGATTCATCAAAAGAATTAGCTAAAGAAAATGCTGCTAAATCAGCAAAAGTATCATTTAAATTATCCATTTATTTAATTTAATAATTAAAGTTATTAAATCAAACTCATATACAATACGTTTCTAATATAATAACAAATACATCTTGTATTATTTTAATAACAATTTTACTTACAATAGAAGATTTAAATTCTACAGAAAATTTATTTTCGAAGTAAATTAAAACACAAGTGAAATATACTACTATTTTTTCTATAATATACTTTAAATATATATTAAAAAGATTAATATAGTTCCATTCATTTACAAAACTGCACATGGATGTATTGCTTTGTTTAATAAAAAAAGTATGAATATCAAGCATACCAGAGAGAATTCTATGGTAATTAGTTTTTTCATTTTTAATATTTAATAAATTACCAATTTTGTCATAACCAAATAAGTCTAAATACAAAATTTTACTATTATGTTCTTTATTAAAAATAAAAGGGTTAATTCCATCGATATATTTTGACTGATATAATATATTACCATCTATTAAATATGGTATGAAACAAGATTTTATAATAGTATCAATTATTTCATCTATATCTTTAAATTTTGATTTTATTCTTTTTTCCCCTTTTTTAATATTATAGTAAGTTATAAATAAATTATTGTTTACCTTGTCGCATATATCGTTAGGAATATGTTTAATTAAATATTGTTTAAGTTCTTTTACAGTTTTTAATTTGTGTGTTTCTTTAAATTCTTTATTAGCTATAATATATAATTGTGACATCAAATCGAGAGAATCAATAAAATAAAGAAATGCTGCAATAGAACCAATGCTACAACCTGATATTCTATTTATTTTAATATAATTTTGTTTTTCCATTTCTTTTAAAAAATAAAGAGCACCAATAAGATAACTACCGTTAAATATACCTCCATCTAAAACTAAATCTATTATTTGAGGTGAATTTACATTTTTTATGTTATCAGGTAAATTTTCAATTAATTTGCTAACATATTCTTTGACCATTTAATTATTATTTAAAAGTATTTACAAATTAAAATTATAACGAATAAAACTTAAATTGATTTTTATCAATTTTATTAATTTTATTAATTTTATTAATTTTATTAATTTTATTAATTTTATTACTTGACTTTTACATTTTTAATTAACCTATCAATAAAATCTTTTTCATTTTTGTGAGAAACATATATATTAATTAATTCGGCTGGAGAGTAAAAATTAGTTTTAATTTTTTCAAGTTTATTTATTTCTATAGTTTTTCCAAATAAATGATGAAATATTTCAGCAATAGTATTATGATTGGCATTACATAACTCATGAGTTATATCAATGCGCCCTGGTCGAACCAGCGCAGAATCTAATTTATAATAATGATTTGATGTTATAATAAGAATTCTTCCAGGTGTTTCACGAATACCATCCCATAAATTTAGGATATCATCCAGAGTAATAGGTTGTTCATTGGTAATATTAGAAACTGTAGGATTTGAATTACTATTATCCACATGACATATTCCTTGAATAACATCATTTATACTCATATTATTTATTTTTTTTGACTTACATTTTCTATTTGTATTTGTAGATATATTTTTTCTGTCTAATATTATATCTCCAATACAATCAATATCTTCAAATACAATAATTTTTTTATCAAAAGTTATACTTCTTCTTTCATTATTATCGTTATATGTACTTTCAAAGAAAAAATGGTCTAATTGTTGTTTTGTTTTAATTAATTTAAGTGATATGATAATTAAGTTTCTGTTAGTATAATTTGCAAGTGCTTTAATAAAAGAAGTTTTACCAGTTCCTGGTGGTCCATGGAGTCCTATACCGAGAGAATAAGGTATTCCCTTTTCATAATACCAATCACGATTATTTATAAAGAAATTTATTTTTTCAATAATTTGTTTTTTTCCTTCGAAAAAAATATTGTTAAATGTTCGGGTGCTTTCAAATAATTCTTCATTCCAACAATCATATAATGCGTCTTCATTATCTTTTTTAATTTTTTCAAGAGTATATATATACTTTTTATTACAACGATTATTTTTAATAGAAGATTTATAATTATTTGTTATATCATCAATATATTTTGTTAAATAAGTTGCATCATGAACATAAGAATAAATTTTTATTGTAATTTTGTCAATCTTTGAACTTATCTTTTCTTTTTCATTTGACATATCTTCCTCTTGAATTGTAGATTTTATATAAATATTCTCTTCAATTTTAAATGATTGATTTTGATAAACAATAAATATATCCATATTTTTTTTTCTACTCTCATTATCTTCAGAGTTTTGATAATTAGTATGTGATTCTTTAATTTGATAAATAGAAGGTATTTTATGCATATTTTTAGTAATAAAATCATTGCAGGCTTTAAAACGGTCACTGTAAGAAGAAGAAATAACATGTATTTGTGAAAAAACAGATGATGTAGAACATCTTTTCCCTTCAAGTATTATCATATGTCTTTTATAAAATAATGATTTTATAGAATCATAGGATAAATTTTTGAATATAGATTCGAGATTATATTCATATATATAATTTATAACATACCCTACTATTGAAAGTATTAGAGAAGACAAAATGGTATCAAAAGCCATATTGCCTGTTTTAAAATAATCAAAAAATGTGAATCTTACAACATTTGTATAATTACTTTTTAAAATATTAATAAAATTACTCATTGTATTGCTTATAATATTAATAAAAAAATGTTTAAATTGTTTAGTAATATTTAAAATCGGTTAAAAAAATAACACATTTTTAATTATTTTAAAATGCTGCAAAGTGATTTGTGATTTTATTTAGTGTGTAAAATAATAATCCAAATAATATACTCATAAATAAAAAACCGTTAATATTTAAATTTCCATCATTCGAAAATAAAATTGGAAAATATGTAAATAAAAATTTTCTAAAAAATGGAAGCTGAAACAAAAAGTAAATAACAGATAATAGTAAAGGTGTCTGTATTTCATTATACATGTCATCAAGTGAATTTTGTCTTTGTGTATTTCTACTGTAATTATCTATCATATCTTCTGTAGTTTCATAATTTCTAATATAGTCGTTTTTTTGTGGTGGCATAGGAACATAATTTGGTTGTGCATATGGGTCATTACTATGACCAGTTGTAATCATAGGAATATCTCTTGATGGTAATTGAGTTATACCGGTAGCGCTTGCTTGTTGTAATCCATTTACAATTTGACTAATAGTTGTTTGGTCTAAACTTACTGCTCCTTGAGATTGTTGTCCCTGTAATTGTCCTTGAGAAATTACTTGGTTTTCAGAAGCTTTTAAAGAAATATTATTTGAAATATTTCCTCCACTAACTGGGTCGGTTGGTAAGTCTAAAATACTTGTAGTTTCGCTCATAATTATTATAAAGAATTATTGATTATAATAATTACGTAAAGAAAAATTTATTCAAAATCTACAATTTTTGCATTAACACTACACTTTGTAGCAATAGTATTGTATTTTACACACTTATCATTATTTTTAAATATTTTATCTTTAATTTTTTCTAAAGGCGGCGCATGAAAAATAAGACAATCTTTGTCTTTACATACAGTTCTAAACAAAGATGCTAAACCTAAACCCAATAATATAGACATTATATATTTTCCTGTTTCTGTATGAACAAATTTTCCCAGATTTATTCCCATTTATATATTTTGTATATATTATTTAAGATTGAAGAGGTATTGATGATATTAATGATTCATCTTTGGGACATTCTACAACTTCTTCTTCAAAATAAAAACAATTTTCAGCTTTATCCTTAAATAAAACCTTATTTACATTTTCAGGACTCGGGTAAATATATATAGTTTTCATTTCAGGTCCTAAAATATATATAAAAAATATTCCTATTGCAAAGCTTACTAAAAATACTGGAATGGAAATATAATTTAAAATCATATATATTTAACATACAAAATAATGTGAAATCGTATTATTATTCAATAAGTAATCATATCCATGTTGTAAAATTTATGTTTATTGCAGAACATTTTAAGAACTTTGAATTATAGATGGTTTTAATAAAAATTTTTCTTCAGAACTACTGGTAGACTTTTTAGGTAATTTTTCTTCCTCTGAATCCGATTCTATAATTAACCCTGGTTTTTGTTTTTTATGATGAACAGGTTCATAACCAACATTATAATCAATTACTTTATCAACAAATGATGAATATTCCATACTTTTAATAGTGGTCTTGTTTTGTATTAAATGATATGTATTTTTGTCTATATTATAATAAACAAAACTTTGTTTGTATTTTAATGCCATTATTTTTCTTAATAAAGGTTGCAACTTCGTTATATAAATATCAACCGAATCTTTTACATATTGTGAATTTTCTGTTTGATTATATAATCTCATAGATTGCTTAATTTCTTCTATTAATATATAAGATTGTTCTAAACTTTCTTTTAATTCTATATTTTTTTCAGCATTATCAGTAATTTTTATATAAGTATTTAAATACTCTTCTAAAATGGAAGTAAAAGTATCTACTAATTCTTTTTCATCATTGAAATTTTCAATAGCTGATTCAGTTGTAATATATCCAAAAAGTAATTGGTTTTTGCTATCAATAATATTTTTTTTTGATTCTTTAATTTCATCCTCAAATTTTGTAATAATTCCAGGTAAATACGCATAAATACCTATTTTAATTGTTATATTTAAATTACAAGGGTCAGAAATAATTCCACAACGCGCTCTTAATTCTCTATATTCATCGTCTTCATTTTTGTAGTATTTGGTTGAAAAAATGGTGCCACCTGGTCGTTTACAATTGATACATTTAGGTTTTAACTGTAGATATTTTTGTCTTTTTTCTTTATCACTGAGCGAAGAATCATTCATAATTATTTTTTTGCTTTTCATGATTTCGCCTTCATATTTATTTTTAAGCTTATAATATTCATTTAAAGCAGATTCTGGAGACTCTATAGATTCATTAATTTTATTACCTTCATTAGATTGTTTATTTTCAGACATGGATGAAGATTTTCTGTTTAATAGAAAATTTAATGAATTTTCATTTTCTTCTTCTTTTTGTTCTTCTGGCTCTTTGCTATCATTAAATATTGATGAAGTAGCAGGTGTATTAGATTCAAATTCCATTATATATATTATATTAAATAATTTATAATAAATAATTTATAATAAATAATTTATAATAAATAATTTAATATACATTTTTTTTATGAATAATATCATATTCACTTTCCCATGAAGGCAATCCAGTTATTAATTCTTGATGAGCTATACGTTTAGCATGTTGAAAATTTTTAATTTTTGATAAAATATATTGTTGTTTTTGTTTATTATTTTTTTCAATTTCAACCGGTGTTAATCTTCCTTTGTATTTATAAATAAGTATTACTCCTAAAACAATTAAAAAGGCAATAAATAAACCAATATTAAAAACAGTGTTATGAAAATTATCTCTAATAATATGGCATTGTTTAAGAGTATGGTTTAAAAAATATTTGACTCCTGGCTCTGTAAGTGCTGGTTTAGAGAAATCATCGAAATTCATAATATTTATAGTTAAAATTTTAAATTAAATTATACATAATATCTATATGGCAAGTTCGTATTTAAATATAGTAACCTTTTTATTAACAACATTATTTTATTATTTGGCTATAAAACCAAGCTTAACATATGAAACATTTTCAGACCCTACTAAAATGAAAGATTATACCAAAAACAATTATATGTATTTAGCTATTTATTTATTATTGGTTATGGTAATACAATTTATTGTAAACGCATCAATAATTGCGACAACATGTGGTGGAAGTATTAGTGAAAATATGGGTGCAGCAGGAGTATTTACTTTTTTACCATGGACATTAATTTTTGGAGTTTTAGTTCTTGTATTAACTGTTTATCCAGGTTTTAAAAGTGCATTTTCAGATGTTATAGGTTATTTTTATGTATCAAGTTCTGCTAATAAATTAATAACAGAATTATTAATTGATAAAGATGTACAAAAAAAAATTGATAATGACAATACAATGACATTAGAAAAAAAGGAAGCCATGCAGAGTGCAGCAGATACAATTATTAAAATATGCGGTAACACATCTGTTTTAATTAATCAAATAGTGCCAGATAATTTTAATGATTATTGGAAAATACTAACACCTTTAATGAAATCCCAATATCAAACTGAAACACCTGAAACATTAGAAAAGAAAACCGAATTATTTGAATTGGTTGTAACTCGTGATAATGTAGGTGAATCGATGTGGTATATTTATACAGGTTTACTTTTGACATCTATTGTCCAACTAAAAATAACTACACGAGGGTGTGCAAGTAATCCAAAAACAATGGAACAAAATTATCAAAAGTTTTTGCAAGAAGAAGCTGTCGCAAAAGCAGCACAAGAAACAGCAACAAGTACAACCTATACTATTACCGGTTAATTTATATATTATTTAATACATATTATAAATAATAAAAATAATATAAATAATAATTCTAATATTTATATTATGGAAATAAATAAAACAAATATAATAGACAAGAATATAAAAATATTAGATGAAATAAGAGATTTAATAGATACGAATGAAACAATTGGATTTATAAAAAAATCTAATTTTATTTTAAATAATAGTTATTTAAATAAAGTAATATTTTTAACACATCATTTGAGCTTAAATTATTTTTTTTATAAAAAAAAATTTTATTTCACAAGAAATGGAATTTGGTATGAATATTTAACTGATAATTTGGAAATAATTAAAAAAGATGAAAAAAATGATAAATCATTAATAAACATAGATTTAGCTATAATAATAAGTAAAACCAAAATATATAAAATTTTTAAAAGAATTCTAAAAAATAATATTAAAAATCAAATATTAGGTCTTGTTGGTCTTGAAAAACCAGAAAATACAAATGAATATTTTAATCAAATAAAAGATTGTCATGAAGATTATCAAAAAATAGTAAATAGTAATGAAAAATCATATTTTTATCAAGTATTACTAACTTTATGTGAATATGTATTTATATACAATAAAGACGAACTTTATTGCAAATCATATGTAGATAGTGATAATAATAATGAATTTATATCTGAATCAATGAACCATAATGAAAATCTTGAATTAATATTAGATTAAAATAATCTTGGATATGCTACATAATACATAACAGCTAAATAACATAATATACCTAAAACAATTGAGAGAAGCCATATGGGTAATATAGTTTTATTTTTATATCCAACGCCAAATTCACGTATGCTACCATCTTTATTATATAAACAAGCCGGTTTACACATCTGAATAAATCCAAAAATTATAATAAATAATATAACAGCAACAAGAGTTATATTTTCTCGGATATAGTTTCTATACATCTTATATATAATTATAAACAATTTTTTATAATTATAAACATTTTTATTACTTATTTTAATATTCTTCTAAACTTTTATTTTATGCATCAAAATCATTATAATCATCATATTCTTCTTCCGGAGCGCCTGTTCCATCAGTATTACCATTATAGAAATCTTCATTCATGTATTCCATATCATTTACTTCCTCTTCAATTTCATCATTTACGGCTTGTTCTGTAGTATAATCTTCTATTAATTGTTCAATATCATCATCTGTAGCATTTTTATTTTTCTTTCTAATAATTGTTTCTGCTTTTGTCATTTCATCTCTAAATTCTTGTTCTTCATCATAGAAATTTTTATCTAAAACAGTTAATCCTTTTTGTAACCCCTTACTATATTGATTGAGTTTATTAATTTTTAAAATAGTATCAATATTTCTCTCTTCATCTGTTAAATTTTTAAGGCGGTCTGTAATTGAATTTTTTTCTTTTTCTCTTAATTTGAATACGCTGTCTTGAATTTCCTCATAAGATATATTAATTGTATCTTTATGATTTCTCATAATTTCAATAAATGCTACTAAAAGCTGGCTTGTATTTTGTCTTAATTCTTTTTTATTGCCAAATAATAATATTGTTTCAGTTTCAGACCTTGTCACAGATAAATCTACTCTTGTATCTCTCTCTTCAATGTATTCTACAGCAAATAAATCAGTTATCTCTTGTTCTTTTCTCACTTCGGTAACAATCATTTCTTCATTATCTGATAATTCAATATAATTAATAAGAACTCTCAATAAATAATACTCAAATAAAAATCTGCTGGTTCTTTCATCAAATACAGGTTTAAAAATTTTATCACCAATTTTAATAGTTGAAAAAGATGGAGTTTCTTTTGCCATTTTATTCAAATTTAATGAAGTTTTTTGTATAGTTGTCAATATATTTTGTAATATTGGAACACCATAAAACGTGTTTAACTTTTCATAGTAATTTTTAAAATAGGTCTTTAATTTTTTAATATGATTAGCAGAAAACCCAAAATAACTTGGTATAAATAAACTATTATGGTCAACATTATTTAATATAATATTTGGAAATATAGATACAAAATTTTCAATAAATGTTTTATAAAAATTAACAATATTATACATTTTATCATTAGATATTTTTATATCTTCATTGCGAGTTGATTCATCTGTCGACCAAACAGACAAATTATTTATAAATTCTCTTGCTTTTTTAATTGATGACCTTGTAATTTTTGACCCAGAATTTTTTTCTATAAATTCAATTATTTCTTCTCTCATTAATTCATTCTGTTTAATTAAAAAATTATTTAAATCTTTAACTTCACGTGTAGATTCTTGATTTGCAATATCATAAGTATCTAATGCGGATGTAATTAATTCTCTCAATGAAGGTTCAACAACATCATCATTCGCATCATTAATAGAGTTTATTAAATCTAATAAGCGAGCTATTGTGGAAATTTCAGTTATATCAAAATTTATATTTACTATATTACTTCTACCAATAATTTGAAGTAGTCTTAAAAATTGGTCATTAGTATAGTTCCTACCATCATCTTTCAGTTTTTTAATTATTCTATCGAGAGAGTCGTTTGGATTAATTAATGTAGATTCTGGTTTACCAGTGCATATTGGTATTAAATCATTTGGAATAAGAGCTAACGATTTGAATTTGCAAAAATATATGAAAGCCATATAGATTGTTTTTTCATTAAATTGATTACTAAGAGGAGGATAAATATTTTTAGTATTAATATCACTATATAATAAAGAAGCCTCACCATAGCTTGTAATATCTTCAATTATATTAGTTAATCTTGTAACAATTTGATTATATTCTTCTATAATTGGTTTTTTATCTATAAAATAATCTATAGTTGATACTCTGCCTTCTGTTTGACAGCAAGCATTTTCTAAATATGGTTCATTATTTGAATTATGTAATAATAAATGATTATTTTTTACAACGTTGCCTATTTCTTCTTGAATAGCAAGAGAGAACTTAATAATTTTTGAACATACAACTAATATACTTTCATTTTGATTACTTACACCATTTCTTAAGTCCCTTGTTAATGTTTTTTTAAATTCTTCTGAAATATTTACAAGGTGTCTAATTTTAAATGGCACAAGGGGAGGAAGAAATTGCGACCACTTTGCTATGTCATGTTCATTAGGAATGGCAGTAGCCGGATTAGTTAATAAGTAATCAGTTTTTTCTTCAAATTTTCTTTTTACTTCTGAAAGATTTAATAAAACTTCATCAACTGTTTTTTTTAATTTGCTTATAACAGTTTCACGTTTTCTTAAAACATTCCATGGTTCACCAGACTCTCGTATATCATATGCTACACATGCTACATAATTTAAACTGGATAAATCACCTGCACCCTCATAGGGATAACCATGAAAAGACCTAATACAACCAGGATGTGTTTTTCGTGTTTTAATGGACGGTATGGCTGTTTGTGTTGCTATTAAAAACATACCTAATGTATAGTATAAGAGAGACATATTATAAAAATCTTTATATGAAGGCATTTTTGACCCTTTTTCAGCCATATGTCTTATCTTTTCCTTATAATCAGATTCTGATTCAAGTGTATCACTCATAGCAGTTATAACACAATTAATAATAAATTCTTTTTGATTTTCCATATTTATTCCCATAGCCACAGAAAGCGCATTAATAATATTTGAAATCATTTTTGTTTGAGGTGTATTATAAATGATTGATTTTTCAGTTTCAGATGACATTATTTTGTTTCCAGCATCATCTTCCATAACAGAACGTGTTGTTATTTTAAAACCTTCTTCGTAACCTTCTTCCACATCAAAATCAACATGACAGATTGGCCACCCACTATGTTCATCGGTCCACCAGTCTCCATCATCACTTAATTTACCAATTCTACTTTTAATAATCTCAAGTTGGTTCAAATAATTTGGTTGGTCATTAACAAAAACTGCTGCAAGTTCAAATTTAAATCGAGGTAACAAAGGAACATTCGATATTAAACAATATAACCAAAATTGAGATTCACGTTCATTTAATGGACCAAACCCTTCAACTGGAGGACGTGTATATATATTAACAAATTTAATTATATCTTGTTGTTTTTTTACAAAATCCTTCTGATTTAAAATAAGGTTAAGCAATTTTTGGTTAGGAGATATAGGTTTTATAGATGGGTCTTCATCAATATTAGCACCTAATTTGTATTTTTGATTATTAAATTTTAACATACTATTTGTCTCCATTTTTGATAGAACTCCAATTATATCTGAAAAATAATCATATTTCTCTTTAATTTCCTTTTCAAAATCTTCTTTGGAAATTTTATATCTTGTATCAAATTCATTTATAACATCTTTCAAAAGCTTATTTTGTATACCAAGTTCATCTACTTTAATACTTTCACATTTGTCATCCATATTATTATTTGTAGGAACACTAATACACTTTTCTTGTAAATTACATAAAATACTGGACTCTGTGCTATTAATTATTTTGCTCATATCATTGTCTAATTCCCATTTATTGTCTCTGCGAACATAATAGTCGACTTCTTCATTTGAATTTTGATTATAACCTTTATATAAAATAGCATATTGTCCATCTATTACTTTTTTGTGACCGTCAAGTAACGTATTTGCAAGATAATTTGCTTCTTGTTCAGTAAGTTTATTTTTATTCATTAAATCCTTTGTTATATGAATTAATAATTCTTCAGGTGTTAATTTAATAATTTCTTTTTCATAATTATCTAAAATACCATAATTAGTTTTATCATATTTTTTATCAAAATATATAATTTTACCATTATCTGCATTTAATGAATCGAGTGATTTATAATATTTACTCAATGTCATAGTTTTACAAGAATCTTTTTCTTGTTCATTTTTTAGTAATGAATCATTTTTTTTCTTTTCCTCATCAAACAAATTTGAAAATTCACTTGGAAACATTAGAGGAACATTTTGTAATGATAATGCAGTTGTATAAAGTTTACTATAATCTTTTAAAATTATTTTTCGTAATATTTCAGAATTTGTAAAAACCTTTTCAACATCTTGTAAATCATAACCTTCTTCTATTACATTTTCTCTCAAACTATTTTTGGTCGATAATATATTTATGAGAGAATAAGCATTTGCGGTAATAATCGGCGTAGATTTTACTCTGTTTAACATCATAAACATTCTTGAACGTTCGGCGTATCTTTGATTAGATTTGGAAATTTGTTCACTTATAAATTTAGTAATTTCGATATATTGCATGTATGATAGGTCTTCTGTATAAATCAAAAAAGGTTCTAAATATGATACAACATCAACAATAGATAATCTTCCTGTAATATATTTTTTCATTAAATTAAATAAAACCTTTATTTTGGGTATTAATACATTAATAAATTTTTTGTAAAGTTCTGAATTTGTGAGCCCTTTTAAGTCATCACTTGTCAAATCAATTATATAACTTTTAATATCATTTGCAAAATTAGAATCGTTAAATTCAATACCTTTATTTAATTCATCAACTAATATGTAGTTAACTTGTGTTTTCTTTTTGAGAAACTCCCAGTAATTTAAAAAATGTAAATTCAGATTAGCTTTATCAATTAATGTAGAACCTGGAAGATTAATAGTGGAAAATTTAATAGCTGGTTCAGGTAACGTTATAAAAGATTTAATAGAAAGTATTTCATTAGGAGTCATATTTACACGAGCAGTAATGAGACGGCTACTTGTTGAGTTAAGTGTATTAAGTTTAGTTAATCCAAGATTATATCTTTCTATCACAAAACGACGTGTTCTAATATTATTTTGAGAAAAAATAGAAGAATACATATCTTCAAGATTATCAATTATAACATTCAAATCACAATTAATTTTTTTTTCCGCTAATATTTCGCTATTATTTTCATCTCCAATTAAATCAAAAGGTGTAAAAGAAGGAGTTAAATCATTATATAAAGCGGAATAATTATTTTGCTCTGTTGGCATTGTATTTGATTCATAATTTTGGATTATTTCATCAATTTTTGCAAGGTCTGTATTTAATTGTATATTAACAATATCAGGATTTTCTTCTGAATCTAATTGATTTACGTCATATACCTTTTTAATATTTTTAACGACTGGTAAAATCCAGTATAAATTTTGCTTGAATTTTCTAAAGTATGTTTCTAAAGGTTTTGTTGTTGCTTCAACTACCACAGCAGAATTAATATTACCATATTGGTCAAAATTCGAAAAATGTTCACGAAGTTGTTTAAACCTCTCAATAATAATATGAATATTATTCAAAACTCTGGGAGTTCTTTGAGCATTTGGTATAGTTGATAATAATTCGTCAAGCAAATCAGAAACTTGAACTTCTATGCTATATCTTTGCGCATGTTCTTTAACATCAACATATTGAACAATTGGTCCTAATTCTTCGTCACCAAATTTTATTTGGTCTGCACGAAGAATAAATTCTTTTAATTGATTTTTTATATTTTTTGTTGGAACTGCTATTTCTATTTTTTCAGTTGCCATTGTTTCATAATGTCTTGCTAATTCAGGCAAATTTTCTTCTATATTACGTGCTTCTTCACCTTCTTCTAAAATTTCTCCTTCATCTTCTAAAATTTCTGGTTTACGAGGTTTTTGTGGTTTCTCTCTAATTTCAATATTCTCAATAGGTAAATCTTCAGGAAGACCTTTATAATCAAAATTTATATAAAGTATATCTCCATCAATTGTTCGAACTTCAATCATATCTTCTTCTAAATTTGTAATTTCGCCTGTTAAAATGACAGGAAATTCACCACCAAAATAAATATTAATCCATTTACCTGGTAACAAATCATTTTGCTTTGCATAACTTGCAGTTTCACTTCTGCTTAAAAGTGCTATTTTTACGATATTACCGTCACCAATAATACCATCTTCATTTATTTTCAGTTTAATTCTTTCAATTGTATCTACATTTATTAAAAAAGTTTTTAATTTATCAATATAATCAATTATAAATGTCTGATTATTAAGTTTATCATTTAATGGGTTGGTAATTTTAATCACATCACCTAATTGTAACTCTATTATAGTATCATTTTCATTTGCTTTTTCAAAATCAATTGGGCTTTCTGATGAGTTTGATGACATTTGTTTCTATATTTATTATAGAAATTTTTATGCTTAAGTAAAAATCAATATAAAATATAGTTTAAAGACAATTTAATAATAATTTTATTGATAATGATTAATCCAAATAGCGTTCTTATTGCTAATTTATCACATATACCAGGTTTCAATGTTCTTCTTCACGATGATGACAATACAAATACAAATATACTAAAATTAAATAAAGTTGTTTGTAAATCAACTAATAACCAAACATATAAAGTAATCAGATATGACAAAAAATTTTTGGCATATGATTTAGTAAAGACATATGGTTTGGCAAGGTCAATTGTAGTAAATAGTGATAATAATGTAATATCTTTCTCTCCACCTAAATCAATTCCATCTGATGAGTTTATTCGAAATTATTTTGATAATAAAGAAAACATTGTTGCTGAAGAATTTGTAGAAGGAACAATGATAAATGTGTTTTGGGACCCCAAAATCGGCTTGTCTGGTGCTTGGGAAATTTCTACACGTAACACGATTGGTGCAGCGTCTTCTTTTTATAAATCATCTAATTCAAAAACATTTCGGACTATGTTTTTGGAAGCAGCAAAGGCTGCAAATTTAGTATTAGATTTATTAAACCCATCATACAGTTATAGTTTTGTATTACAACATCCTGAAAATAGAATTGTTGTACCTTTTAAAGAAACAAAATTATATTTGGTTGCTATTTATTATATTGATAACAGCGATAAATCAAATATTAATGTTCATTCCATACATATGACTGATGTAAAAAAATTTGATTGGTATGGTGCAAATATTTACTTTCCACAAAAATATGCATTTGAAAAATATTCTGAATTAATTGAACAATATGCATCTATGAATACAAGTTATGATACGGTAGGAGTAGTATTACACAATACTATAACTGGTGAAAGAGCTAAAATTCGTAATCCAGTTTATGAACAAGTAAGAAATCTACGCGGTAATCAACCAAAACTTCAATATCAATATTTGTCTTTAAGAAAGGAAGGAAGAGTAAAAGATTTTTTACAGTTTTATCCTGAAAATAAAAAAGAATTTTCATCTTTTAGAGACCAACTTCATTTGTTTACTGATACTCTTTATTTAAATTATGTTTCTTGTTATATCAAAAAATCAAAGCCTCTTATTGAGTTTTCACAACAATATCGCACACATATGTTCAATATTCATAAAAAATATATGGATGAATTAAGAGAGAAACAATTATTTATTACTAATACCTTTGTAATAAAATATGTGAATGAATTGCACCCATCACTTTTAATGTATTGTTTGAATTTTCACATGAGAAAGCGTAATGTAGATTATATTTCAGCGGAACAAAATATTTAATTAAAACTATTTAATAAAAAATTATATTTTTATTATTATTTAAACATAATTTATTATAATAATTTATAATGCCAAATGATTGTTGGAACCATTTAATTATTACCAGTGATGATATAGAAGAACTAAAAAGGCTTGTGGAAGATGAATTTCAAATTGTAGAAAATGGAGAAAAAGTTTGTAAAAAAAATGTCCATATTCATCAACAGTGTCCAAGAGGTGTTGCATTAGAATTTTTAAGTGGATGGGCACCTCCTTTTGATTTTTTGGAATTATTAATTCATAAATATCCATCATGTAGAATTAAAAATAGGTGGGATGAAGAAGGAGGAGGAGAAGGTATTTGGATTGGAGAAGCAGGCACTATTGAGTGTGATTATTGTTGGCATGATTTATGTATAGAAGCTCAAAATCATTTTTTTATGGATGAAAAAGAGATTATAATGCAAGAAGAAAGACTGAATAAAGAGGAAGAAACAAAGGAAGAAACAAAAGAAGAAACAAAAGAAGAAACAAAAGAAGAAACAAAAGAAGAAACAAAAGAAGAAACAAAAGAAGAAACAAATAGCAATTCAGAATGTGTTTTTAAACCAAAAAAAAAAATAATTAGTTTAAAACGTCAATTCAACAATGAAGATATATAAATAAAATATTTTATAAAATTGTTAAAATATTTTATGTTTTTAATATTATTTATTATTTATTATTAATTTTTAATTTTTAAATAATTTTGTCATTTCTTTTTTAATTTTTCTGAAAATATCTTTTGAATCAGCAATACATTCTTTCAAATGTCCTTTTATAGTTGCCTTTTCAACTGGTTCTGTATATGCAATTCTAATAATGCTATCATTATCATGTGGATGCATTTTTTTAAATCCACAGAATGTAAGAATTTTTGTTTCATAAAATTTGCTATATAGGAAATATTCTAATACTTTCCCTAATGTATAATCTTCATTAACAAGTATGACATCAAAACAATTTGACATTGTATTTTGAGAATTTATAATTTCCAATTCATCTTTTTCAATAATCGTATCGAGTTCGTCCAATTTTTCTATTAAAATTTCACAAGCTTTATCAACAATTTCATTATCACTATATACTCCTACTGATTGAACAATAAAATCAAAACTGTCTCTTTTTGTAATACGCATTCCATCAAGCAATTTCCAATTTTCCGCTTCAAAATCTATTTCTTCTTGACTTTTACCTTCATCTTTCCATGATTGTTTTTTTCTTGCTAATTCAGCGTCTTGTAGAACACTGTCAACGGTATAACCATAAGAACAAGTTGCGACTGAATTAAACATTCCATCTTCTTTTGCTGTTCCAATATCAAATTCACAAGTTAAATGAATTTTTTCGCCCTGTAGCTCTTCAGAAACTTTAGGTCGTAGTCGAAGAAAGTCAATATAATCTCCAGTGTAATCATTTGCTGGGAAAATTTCTCTAATCATATCTTGTTGAACAGGTTTTTTAGTGTCAACATCTTTAATTACAAATTGTTCTGTTGTAACAAACATAATGGTATCTGTATTATTTTCCACATTTACTTCCAGATAATATTTTTTTAAAGGAAAACCGGCAATGTCTTTAATGTGTATAGGAATACAACTCAATCTTTGTTTTATAACTTCATTATTTAAACGACTTGTATTATTAATAATATTAGCCTTATTTTTATCATATGGTGTAGTTCTAAATATTATTAAAGGAATATCAGATATCATTGTTCTTCGGAGAGCATTAGCTAAACTTACATTTACACCACTCAGTGTAAATCCAAGCATATCACCGTATTCTGGTCTGTTATTTAGTTGTACTTGAGGATTCATTGTATTTAATATTACTTTATATTTAAATTGTAAATTTAAATCATTTTTTTTTAAAATGAGTTAAATATTATTTTCAATTAACTAAGTATAGTTTATAATGAGTTGTATTTTATATTATAGTAATTATTGTGAGCATTGTAAAAAACTTTTACAAACAATATCAAAATCAAACACACAAAATGATATACATTTTATTTGTATTGATAAAAGAGTAAAAGATAATAACAATAAAACCTTTATAGTTTTAGAAAATGGGCAAAAAATAATTATGCCAGAAAATGTTACACGTGTTCCCGCATTACTTTTATTAAATCAAGGATACCAAGTATTATATGGTGAATCTATTTTACAACATTTAAAACCAAAACAAGAAGTAGAGGTAAGAAAAGCAACACAAAACAATATGGAACCAATGGCTTTTTCATTTGGAGGAGGAGGCAGTTTTGGAGATATCGTTTCCGACCAATATAGTTTTTTAGACCAAGCACCTGAAGATTTAAAAGCAGATGGAAATGGAGGTATGAGGCAAATGCATAATTATGTCGATTTAAATTACAGTGATAAAATGACTATGCAAACCCCAAATGATGAGCAGGAATATAAAGGTGCAAATCGAATAGCTGAAGATGGTTCAAAAGATTTAATGGCAAAAATACAAGCTCAAAGAGATAGCGAAATACAAAATATCACTAAAAATAGACCGCCAATGAGTTTATAAAAAATAAAATAAAAAATAAAAAATAAAAAATATAATTAAATAATTTATTTATTAATTTAACAATAAATTAATTTAAAAAGAAAAATATAAAAATAATTAAATATGGCTAACAATATTCTCACTGCTTTTAATGACCATTTTATTGATTTTGTAAATGATATTCAAACAGTTTTCCCCCAAGATGCTGATGTATTAACAGCAAAAAATGCTTTAATCGCTATTAGAAAAGCAAATCCAAAAATGATTGTTAAAATTTGGAATTCATTTATTGTAGGAAATTATAAGGGAGAAATTGAATCAGGTAATTTGGATTTTTTTATAAATAAAGATTATTCTTCGGATGTTTCTTCAGCTGCAAATTCTGATAAAATAATGGAGTCTATTAATAGATTACGTGAACCTATTAAAAATATGACTCCAGAAAATCAATCAAAAGTTATGAAATATATTCAAAATTTAACCAAGCTTGCGGAATTATGTGATAATTAATACTTATTTTACACCCTTGATTAAATAAAATAAGTATTTATCCAAAATATTTAAATTGTTCATTATCTTCTTCATCTTCTTTTTTGTTTTCTAATGATTCTTGCTGAATCAATTCTGAATTAGATGTTGTATTTTCTTTATCGGAAGAACTCTTTCTTGTTAATTCATCGTATTTTTGTAAAATAAATTCAAAATCTAAATCATTTTTTATATCAGTAAAATCAGAGGGGGTAAAAAACCACCAACTTTCTTTATCAAATTTGCCTACTTCTTTAACTGATTCGATAGCAGCGGTATAATAAGAAGATAATAATAAATAAACATATACAAAATTTATAAATTTATCATCAATTTTAAAATCACTATTTTCTTGATAAATATTTAAATAATTACCATAATCTTCTATATAATTTTTAAACATAGGCAATAATTTATCATTTTCACCAGTTTTTTTATTTTCTTCATTTTCAAGTGATTTATTTCGAATAATATTCTCTACAAGGTCTGGTATAGCTCTTAAATAAGCAAAATCAATTCCAGTTACATTAAATTGTAAATCTTTTTGTATTAAAGGTAATTTTTTATAAGAAACATCCAATTCTTCTTTTAATTTTTTTCTCATATCTACAGTTTTGCTAATTTGTTCATTGATTTTTTGTTCATTTAAAGTAGATTCTGAATCAGCAAAACCCATTCCTTCATTTTCTTTCTGTAATTGTTCATTAAAATTAGATTCTGTATCATTATTACCAATTTCTTCATTTTCGCTTGTTTCTTTATCTGTTTCGCTTGGGTTCCCATTTAAATCAGTTATTACGTCTGCTGCAGCATTCGTTTCTTCGTTCACTTTTAAATTAGAACCATTATCAGGAAGAGGCATTGGTTGACTTTCTATTTGTTTTATTCTCTTATTACATTCTTGTATTAAATTTTTACACTTTTGTATAAATTGCAATAAATTGTTTAAACCATTTTCGTCTGTATATATACTCTTATATGATTGGTCTAATGATTCAGGTATTTTAGGGTCATTTTTTAAATAATTATACACATTGTTATTACTTACCACATCATCTGCTTTTTTTTCAGCATTCTCTAATCCAGCTATTATTCTTTTAAGTTCTTCAATATTATTTTCTTGTTTGATTGCATTTATAGAATTGTCATATTTATTTTCATCAATTTCAGGAAACTTATTATCGGGGTTCTCTGGAGAAGGATTTATGTTTATATAATTATAAAAATCACTTACTATTTTTATTGTGGAAGAATCTGATGTCTGTAAATCTTCTGATGCTGGTGTATCTTGTATATATTGATTTGCAACTTTATTTTTTAATATTTCAATTCTATCTACAAATATATTTAAATTGTCAATAATATTGTCTGATAAATATTGTGGATTACTCTTTTTTTCCTTAAACTTTATTGTTTTATTATCTTTAATTTTGTCACTCTCGGTTATAATTTCTTGAGTTTTAACAAGAGCATCTTGTAATAATATATCTGTTTCATTAAGTTCTTGAGAATCCATTTTTGGGATTGCTTCAGTAGCTGCAATATATTCATTTTCATCAAGTTTAATTGCTTTTATTCCTTTATTTCCACCAGGAACATCATATCTTACTAATCTTGATTTTTGAACATATTTTTTGTCATATACATAATTTAAAAATGTTTTAACTTTTTCAACATCTTCAGCTGAACCCCCTCTTTGTCTAGCAGTTTTTTTATTATGTTTTTTATGTTTTTTATTTTTTTTAGACATTTTATTTTTAACTTTTTTATTAATTTTTTTAGTATATTTTTTCTTTTTAAGTTTCTTAACTGTATAATTTTTCTTTTTATTTTTATTTTTTTTTGCTCCTCCAGATACAACAGGGTCAACATATTCGTATTCAATATTATAAACTCTTTTATTTGGATTACGTGTAAAATATAATTTAAAATAAAGATATTCAATCCATGGTATATTACCAGTTTCATTTTTATTTTGACTTGCTTGAAAAAGACCAGATGGGTTAATTATTTCATCTTCGAGTATAGTTTGACCAAATTTTGTTAAATTATCGGCTTGACTCCTAAAAAAATCACCGTTTAAAATTTGTGTAAACTTATAAATAAAAAAAGCCTTTACAAATGTTGTTGTAAGGTCATTTTTTTTATTAAAAAATTTAGAATATGGAATCACTTCAACAGTCTCTCCCATTATTGGTGTACTTTCAATATTCTGTAATTTTTGATTTAAATTTGTTAATCTTAAAATAGGAATTGTTTCAAATTTATTTATATCACTACTATTCATGCTCAATTGTAAATTTACCATTAAGTTATTTAACTTATAACCTTCCCATAATTGTTTCCAATTTTTTGATAATCTAATCGTTGGATTAGGCGGACATTGATAATTAAACATCAAATTTAATAACTCAAAACAACCATGGTGATGATGATTGACTTGAAATTTAGGACAAAAAGTAAGAAGGGGTCTCTCTAATATTTTCCAAAATGATTTCATATCATAACGTCTTAAAGTTAAAACAGTAGGAAATCGTCTTGGCAGACCAATATTAACATCTAAAAATTGATGTCTCATTTCATATTCATACCCTGCAACAATAAACGCAAAAAGGCCTATATGTTCAGATGTATAATCTGTAATAGCATCAAGAGCTTCTTGACCATATTCATTAAAAGTTTTTTTAACTTTATCTTGTGAACCAGCAATCGAATAGGCCTCATCTATAAAAACAACTTTACCAAGAGCCTGTGTTAATTCATTATATACTTTTGGTGCGGTTTGCCCTGTATAAGCACCAATAATGTCTGGCTTTTTAATCTCTTTGAGGTCACCTAATGTTAAAAAACCAGACCATTTTAATGCCATACCAACAATAGCGGATGTATAACTTTTACCAACACCTGGTGTGCCCATTAAAACTAAATTAAAATAGTCATAAGAAGGAATAACATTTACATGTTCATTTTTTGAATTTGGGTCTTCCACATAAGAAGTTATATAACTAACAATTAATTTAGATATGAGAGCTCTCCATTCAGGAACAGAATCAAGATTTTTACATTGTTGAATAAATTCATATAAATTATTTTTAACATAGTTTGTTTTAATGTAATGTCTAATAAAAAATTTTTTTTTACTAATTTCATTACCATAACCAAAATCATTTTTTAATGGTTGGTCTAACTTATTAAAAATTTTGTCAAATATTTCTTCATTTGTTTTTTCATTTTCAGATTGTTCTATAAATGAATCAAAAATTAATTTATCTATTTCATTATTTTTATCACTTATACTTTGTATTTCATCTATTTTTTTCTGAATTTCATCGGATATATTTGTTAAAGTAGTTTCTGTACTGCTTACTAACTTTTCAAGTTCCTCTGTTTGTGATGTAATAGTTGAAATACACTTTGATGCAGATTGTTTTATATTTTCAATCGATTTATCCACTATTTCATTCATTTTATCTATTTTGTCTTTTAAAGTAAGTTTTTCATTATTTACTGCATCAACTTCATTTTCGTATTCTTTAATTTGTTTTGCTAATGAATTATAATTTTCAAGAAAATGTTGCCCCATTTCATTATTAAAAGCTACACTTTCTTCTAAAGCTTTTTGAGCATTTTCAACAGAAGCATTTACTTTTTGATTAGAAAACTCTGGAGCATTTGGTATATTCGGTTGCTGAATATTTTGTTGGTTTGTTGATGTTGGTTGTGTGGAGGTATTTGCTGTGGGTGTTGGTGTTTGAGATGATTGTCCTTGTAATAAAGCAATATGTGATTCTATTTTTTCTTTAAACTGTTGTAGAGGTCCTATAAAATCTGAATTTAAATTTTGTTTTGATAATAATTCATCTATTTTTCTTTTAGTATTTTCCGCCTCATTTAAATCTTCATTTTCAATTTCTTTATTTATTTCGTCTTCTTCATCTTCATTTGTTAATAATTCATCATCTCCACTATCATTTTGAATATTTAATAAAAAATTGTCTAATTTGGATCCACCTCCTATTAAATTAAAATTATTATTTTGTATTTTAAGTTTCATTACAGTTTCCTCTAATTCATCTAACTGAAAATAGCCTTTATTTACAATAAATGGATTATTAACAGCATTTTGAATTTGAAAAAGTAAATAAAGCATTTGTATTGCTAATATGGAATTAGTTGTTGTTTTTTCTCCAATTAAATCATAAGTTTTTAGAACTATTGAATACTTATCCGAAATTGGTTTAAATACATTTATTTCACCCGTAAAATCAGTAGTACCATAAGTTTTAATACCTCCTTTTTGTTTTCTTCCACCCGATATATCACCAAATAAATTATCTATCAATTGTTGATTACCTTCATCAGTTCCTGAATAATCTTTTATTGCATCTCTAATTTTTTCTATATTCTCCTCATATTCTTTAATTAATAAAAGATATTTTATAGTTCTATTTCTATCATCATAATCTCTCTGCATAATTTCTCCACTTTTGTCTCCAATTTTATTGTAATAAGATTCAATCATTCGTTTCAAATCATTAGAATTAACTTTTTTAACCTTACTATCATCTAAAATCATTTTTTCAATATTCTGTTTTTGGTCTTCTTGAATAGTTATATCTCCAATAAAATTTTTTTTGTTATCAGATTTTTTTCTTTTCATCAATTCATTTACTGATTTTATTTTTTTTTCATAAAACAAAATAAGGTTTTTTCCATAATTTGATAATCCAGTAGAAATACCTGTTGTTCTATAATTTGAATCAATTATTCTTTTACTATTTAACCATTCATTATTAGATGGAGTATTTTCTAAATCATAATTATCATCCTCTTTGAATAAATCCTCTATTTCTTCAGGATTATATTCTGGTTCTTTACTTGTTAGATTATCATTTTCATTTTGCGATGCATCTTGATTTTTATCATTCACATTTTCATTATCTGGTTTTGAATCTGTATTTAGTTCTGTATTTAGTTCTGTATTTAGTTCTGTATTTGGTTCTGTATCAGCCATATATATATGCAAATAATAATTTAAATTTAAAAAAACATAAAATATTATTTGCTTATATATATGTCACAACAAGCTCAACAATCACAGACTAAACAATCATCAAAAGGTACAGGGTTATCAGCGCCTATAGCTGTACAGATAGATAGTCTTAATCATGTTGAAAGTTTTATAAAAAAATTTAATATCACTAAAAATACTTCAAAACGAGAAATAAATTTAAAATTAGCAGAAAATAGAATTAATAGCATAATAGAAAGTGGACTTACAAAAGGTAAAATATTTATGGAAAATGGTAAATATTCAATAGGTGGTAGAGAAAATTTATCTAAACAGGAAATTATACAAATAATAGCAGAACAATGTAAAGAAGAAATAAGAGAACTGATTTTAAATATGAGTAAAAATATCAATTTAGTTTTGGAAAGAGTTGAAAGAGATGATGAAAAAAAAAGAAATTTACAAAAGATAAATCAACTTCAAAAAGAAGTAAAAACTTTAGCAAAAAACCAACAACAATTAAATAATACTCTTCAAAGACAAAAAAAAGATTTATTAGAAGCGACGTATAAACAAGCAAGGGTAGAATCACAAATAAGAACAGAAATTGCACAACAAGAATTTCAAAAAACAAATGCTCAACTTACAGGACAAGGATTAATGCAAGGATTAGACCAATTAAAACAAGGCATAAAAGGTCAAATCCAACAAGCACAATCACAACAACAAACTGCTAATATACAAATTGGACAAGCAGTGCAGCAATCAAAAGCCGCTAATTTAAATATGGCAAAGTTTTTAACTCAAACAACATTAGATGAAGAAAGAAATAAAATTTCTAATGATAGACTACAAGTTGCCAGAGATGCAAACCAAATATTAAGTAATCAGTTAAAAACTGCTCATGACTTAAATGATTTAACACAACAAGGTCTTGCGCAAAATATTCAATTAAGAAATTCAATGGTTACAGGTTTTAATAATATAACTTCAGCAATAAATACTAATAGTGCTTCTCAAATATCTGCTATTAATAATGCAAGTGCAGCTCAATTACAGGCTCAAACACAAACTTCACAGGCTGTTAATGCAAATACTCAAGCTTTAAATGCTGCAAGTGCAGCTCAATTACAGGCTCAAATGCAAACTACCCAGGCTGTTAATGACTTATCACAACAATTAGGAACAGACATGCAAAAGCTAAATAGTAAGGTTGCATCAATGGATGCTAACTTACAACAAGTAGGAAGTCAATTAACTGATGTAGCGAGTAAATTAGCAAAGACAGACCCAGAAAAAATTCAAAAGATTCTTAAAGAAATCGGCAATTGTGAGATGGGTTTTCCGTATAAAAAAGTATCTGGTGGTTGGAGATGTTCTGGTGGTACACATTTTGTTTCAGATGCTACTGTAGCTGCTAAATTAGGAATCTAAAACAAATATTATAAAAAATAAAATATATATATTAAAATTAGTTTGATTTAAATAAATAATTTTTATAATAAATAAAATGGCAGACGATGCAAAAATAGTTCCTAATGAATTCTCAAAGGTGATTAAGGATTTTATTAGAGATTTAAAAACTACTTTTCCAGAATATTTATCATTAATTAACAAATGGTGGAAGCCTTCTTCTCATTTTGATTATATTGAGGAAGAAGATGAAAGAATGAAAGCAATTTTAAATTCAGAACAAAAAAGTATTCAATTACTTTTTAATTTTTGTCAAAAAAAATTACCTTCAAGATTTTTTGATATTTTATATCAAAATGAAGAAATTTTTAAAGAAGATTCAGAATTTGATACAGAATTTTTACCACATATTCATTTTAAAAATCTATGGCAATGCGAAATTACACAAAAAACTCGTGAAACTATTTGGAAATATTTACAATTAATTATGTTTTCTATTGTTGGAACATTAGATAATAAAGATGCTTTTGGTGATACAGCAAAATTATTTGAAGCAATCAATGAAGAGGAATTTAAGAGTAAATTAGAAGAAACTCTTACACATATTCAAGGATTATTTGATTTAAGTGGTAATTTACCAGAAAATAATGAAAGCACACCAGAATCTGGAATTAATATGGAAAATATACCTAATGCTGAAGAAATTCAAGACCATATTACCGGAATGTTAGATGGCAAATTAGGACAATTAGCAAGAGAAATTGCTGAAGAAACAGCATCTAATTTAAATATGGATATGGAAAATGTAACTGACATGAAAGATGTATTTCAAAAATTGATAAAAAATCCAACAAAATTAATGGGATTAGTAAAAACAGTAGGAGATAAATTAGATTCAAGAATTAAATCAGGAGAATTAAAAGAATCGGAACTTATTTCGGAAGCAACTGAAATGATGAATAAGATGAAAAATATGCCCGGTATGGAAAACATCCAAGCCATGTTAAGCAAAATGGGTTTGGGAGGAATGGGAGGAAAATTAAATACTGGAGCTATGCAAGCACAATTGAATAAAAATATGAAAATGGCTCAAACAAAAGAACGTATAAGAGCAAAAGCAGAAGCTAATTTAAAGGCTAAATTAGAAAAACAATCAGAGCTAAATAACAATCAAACTCAATTAAAACCAGAAATTTCAGATGAGGAATTATTAAAAATATTTAGCTCTGGAGAAAAGATAGAGAGAACACCTCGAGGCACAAAACCAGTTGAAAATCAAAATAAAAATAAAAATAAAAAGAAAAATAAGAAATAAATTATTATTTTGAGGATATAATTATTTATATTTATTTTTAAATGAATATAAATAAATATAAATAATATTTATATTAGAAATGTTTGAGGACTACGAATCTTCTGGTAAGCATATGATTTGTGATTTTAAGAATATTAAAAATACTGAATTATTAAATGATTGCTTAAAATTAAATAATATTTTAAAGCATATTTGTAAAGAAAATGATTTTCAAATACTTAATGAAATACAGCATATTTTTGAACCAATAGGTTGTAGCATTTTATTTTTATTATCAGAATCTCATATATCTATTCATACGTTTCCAGAAAAGAATCACATGTCGTTTGATATTTATACATGTCGTCAATATAAAGATAATGAGGTTTATAATAAAATATTTCATTTTTTAGTAGATAAATTAGATGCATCAATAGATAGCAAATGTAAAATAATGAATCGTTATTTTTGACATTTATTTTAATAATAAATATCAATAATATAATTTTAAAATTATAATAACATATAAGTAGTATAATAAAATAAATTGTTTAGTAAAATAAAACTTGTTAATTTTAGTATTTGTTTTGATAAACTTTTTTAAAAGATTTATATATATATAATGACAATTCAATTTTGGTCAAATGATCCTACTGTATTATTTAATAAAGATTATATTTTTGAACTATGGCCTACAACAAATATGTGTTATGAGCAAAAATTAAACGCTATAACACGATTAATTATATTAATTACTATTTTAGGATATATTTTAACTATGTCATCGAGGATTTTAATTGTAGGCGCTTTAACATTAGGTGTAATTTTAATTTTGTTTACTATGAGAAAAAAAAAAATAACAAAAGAAATGATAAATGAAGGTTTTAAAGTGGAAGGAAATGAAGTAACCGGGATGTTTGATAAATCTAAACAAATAGTAAATCCTGTAACACTACAATCTGTCTTGAAATCTGAATTTAAAGAAGGAACAAAAAAGAATCCATTTAGCAATGTTTTATTAACTCAAATAATGGATGACCCAGAGAGAAAATCAGCGCCACCATCTTTTAATGTAGATGTAGAAGAAGATATTACAAAAAATGTTAAACGTGCTGTTCAAATGATAAATCCAACTATTAATAACACAAATAAACAATTATATAGCAGCTTATGGGATAATTTTCAATTGGACCAATCTAATCGTATTTTTTATAGCACACCTAATACCAGGGTAACAAATGACCAGACAGCGTATGCAGAATTTCTATACGGCACGATGCCCTCTGCGAAGGAATCTAATGCTGACGGTGCTTTTGCTCGTGTTCAAGACAATTACAGATACACATTATATTAATTTTTAAAATATATTTATTTATGTGAAAAAATTTTTTATCATTATTTCCATTATTTTATATCATAAAAATTACAAAAAGGGATATAAATATTACGCTTATATGGTAATATTAATAAAATGTATAATTTTCTGTATTAATTATATCACAGAGTTTATCTAAATCACTAATAGGTTTGCCAAAACCCATCACTCCAATTGTTTTAACATCAATATATTTAATTTTATCAATATTAATTTGAATATATCGATTAGGGCCTACGCCAAGATATATCATTGCATGTTTTGATTTTTCCTTTGGATTTGAATTATTTTTCATTCTTAATGAAGCAATAATTCCTCTAAAATAATATAAATCATCTTTTATATAATAATAACAATCTGGAAAGAAATCTATAGTATTCATTTGCCAATATCCATAATTTTTAAGTTGTTGATATACATCATAATTATGAATTTTTTTTCTTCTATTTAAAGCATAAATTGAGACATCATCTTTATTTATTTTTTCTATAGATAAATCAACATCATTTAACTTTGCTTCATATAAATGCACCCATTTTTTATAAGAACTTTCACAATTATTTAATGTCGCCTTCCAAAATTCTTTCGGATAGTTTGCTTTCATATACGCTAATTTCCAAACAAGTTGTGCATAGGAAAACGCATGTGATTTACAAAAACCATAACGTGATAAATTAGACAGTTTTTTTAAAATTTCTTTTTGCTCATTTCTATTGAGGTGACATATAATTTTTTTAAAATCATCAATTCCTTCTTTATCACCTTTAGCAAAAGCTCTTCTATATTTATCCGCATCAGCATTACTTACATTAAAATCTCGAGAAATAATATCAATTGCGTCATCATCAAATATAATATGTTCATCAAAATTTTCACTTGATTCCACATTTCTTGCATCTTTCGCTGCTGGACGAATAATAGATAAACAGACTGCCATATCATAAACACTTTTTGGTTTTATTTTCATTAAAGCCTTTCGCATTAATGGCGATTCTGCTAATGTAATTCCTATATTATCACCAGCTGCCAACATATCAGAAGTTTTTTTATCATATGTAAAATCTTCAAAATTAATAGATTTATATTTATTAATTTCGTAAAGCTGTGAAATAGCACGACTTGATAAAATATCTATTTTAAAATTTTTATCTTTTGCAATATCTATTTTATTTAATGAAACTTGATATAATATTTTGTCTTTTTTACCATTTTCATTTAATAGTAATTCTTTTGGAACACCAGTAGGATAATATACTATACCACCACAATGTAATGAATAACAACGAAATGTATTATCAAGCTTAATTTTCTCTTCTCTTATAAATTTTTGCGTTTCTCGAGGTAATTTAGCAATTTCCTTTTCAATATCATTTTTACCAATAAATTTATGAATACCTGCATTCCTAATTGCTTGACGTAAAGCTGATTTATCATGATAATAAACATGATTGCTTATTCGAGCTATTTTTCCAGGCCATTTTAATTCTATTTTTAGAAATACTTCATCCCTTAAATTATGAGGAAAATCAAGGTCAATGTCTGGTAAATTATTTCGGTATTCATTTAAAAATCGAGCAAATTTTATATTATATTTAACTGGGTCAATGTGACTTATTCCAAGCAAATAACAAATAAGAGATGAACCGCACGAGCCTCTTGTTACATGGGGAATATTTTTTGTTATTTGTAAAATTTCGATTGCTTGTAATAAGTGAGAAATTAATTTTTTTTCATAAATCATTTTAAGTTCATAATTTAAGCGCTCTAAATATTCGGGTTCATCAGGAACCTCACGAATAAATAATGCGACTAAATCTGATATTTCATAGTTTTTTTCCAAATCTATAGATTTTTGGTTTAATCCTTGTTCTTGGTCTTGATTTAGTGGATTTACCATTGTCAGTGAATTAATCTTAATTAATTTTGAGTTTGTAATTATTTTATCGTAATCATATTGCCACGGAAATACCTCGTCTTCAATATTTAAATAACTATTAATATTGGAACAAATAGTAAATGAGCTTTTTGCTTTTACATCTATAACCAGTCCAAACTTTTTTTTTCTCTCCTTATCTATTCGTAAAACTCTTCCTATACATTGAACAAAAACTTTAGGACAACGATTTTCTACTTTATCAAGAAAAACACAACAATCTAAATTTTTTATATCAGAGCCTTCACGATGTTTGCATGCACAAAATAAAATAGCACAAGAATATGCGTTTTCAAAATCTGAATAACCTTTATAATTTTTTATTTCGGTATTATTTTCATCACTTGTATCAATACAAATTAAATAGTCTGGAAAATAAATTTGCCATAATTTAGCCATACTAATACATAATTCAATCATACCACACCAAACTATTATTTTTTTATAGTGAATTTGCTCATCATTTATTATATCTTTAATTGATAATAAAATATCTGTTTGCGATAAAGAATCATTACTTGTAAACCATTTTATTTTAGGAGGAACAATAACTTCATCCAGAAAAGCATCATAAATTGAATATGTGCTAATTATTTTTTTAAAGGGTTCAAATTCCAAATTTGGGGTTGCTGAAAAACCAATACATTTTGGAATAATAGGATTGTTAAATATATAACTATAAAACATTTGTGTAGTTTTATTAGTTATACTGTGACATTCATCGTGTATAATTAAATGAAAATTTAATTTTATTTTTTTATATTTATCATTTGATGTTAAAAATGCACGATTTATAATCAATAAAACAGGTTTACTCCAATATTTAGCTGTATTTACACTATTAAACCAGTCTTTTTGTTTTACTTCAGTATAATTCAATATATGAAATTTTTTTAATATATCTGTAAAATTTCTATCCTTTATATTAGTAGAATTAAATTGTTCTATTAATATTGATTTTTTTTCACAAATCCACATTATATTAGCGGAAGGATACTTATTATTAAATAAATCAATAAGTGTCATCGCAATCCAAGATTTACCACTCCCTGTTGCATGAAAATGAACACCAGATTCAAAGTCATTTGAAGCCGATGAATCAATTGCTTTGATTTGATTCTTTCGTAGAATATTACTCATATTAGATTAATAACATATATATATTTATAATTTTTTTATTCATTTTTATTTTTTATTATAAAAAATTCATTAATCATAAATATAAAATTTTAAAATTTAGAAAATTTAGAAATAAAATATTTATTTTTAATACTAATTTTAAATACTAATTAAATGTTTAAGTTAAATAAATATTATTTTATATAATATATAAATGGCTACTTACTCGGGATATACATTCGATAATATGTCAAGAATTGGATTAGACAGTTGCTGTGTTGACCAAGATACTATTCAAGATGTTGCTGCTTGTAATTATATGACACAAAACTTTTTTGCTTCTGATTGTTCTATGAAAAATCCTATAAGTTTAGCAACTACACAACCAGGTATAATGTATAATGGTGGATATAATTCTGGAGCCGGCGGTTGCAATATTGATACCAATTCTAAACTTCTAATAGGAACTATTCAAACACATCCAAGATGTCGTATTGATTTGTTTCAACGACCTTTTGCTACTGTTCCATTTTTAGGACGTGGTTCTGTAAATCCTGTTATTGAATCACAAATTCAACAGGGTGAGCAGATTGTGAACAAACGCAGTGTAAATAATTTAAGTGAAAAAAGTTATATTAAATATCACCAAACTCCTCTTCTACCTGCTATAAAAGAAAAATTCGATAATTCTTCTACTAAAATTGAAAATGATGCTTCTAATGGATGGATTCGAGGAGGAGTGCCTTCTCGCGAACTAACACGTGATACTGATTATTTTAACCAACACACATCAAATCAATATGTATAAATTAGTTTTACATAAATACATTTAAATATTTTTTAATAATTAATTAAATGTATAACACAAAAGTTGAATGCACATACAATACGTCTGAAGTATTTATTGAAGAAGATAAAATTTCGGATGAGGAAAAAAACTTTATAAGAGATGTATTATATCGTCAAGAATTGCTTGATATTTTTGATATTAAAGAATACAATGAACAAAAAATGAATACGGCTATTTGTGATTTATATAACATAATTAATGATTGTCAAGAATTAAAAGAATGTATAATTAAAGTAGCAAATAAATTAATTATTGAAGACTCTGAAGAAGTTGGGCTAATGATATTATATTCTTTTGATTTTATGTATTTAACACATATTTGTGTTTCTGAATTTATAGAAAATGGAAAAATTACTGAAAATAATATTTCAAAATTAAAAAATAAATTATTTGAAAATTAAAGTATTTTGCTATACTTTTTTTAAAAGTATATATAAATGGCTTCTACACGTAATAGAAATACTCCTGGAAACTATTGTTTAGAACAAAGACAATTTGCAGAATCAACTAATTATACTTTATATTCTAATTCACAATATGGTGCTGCATATAATACACAATTACCTGGAAATGGATTATTACCAGCTCAAATACCATGGAATAAATTATCATATAATCCAGCAGATACTGAATCATTTTTATTTGGAATAAATTCTACTAATTTAGTTAATCCTGCTCCATGTTTTGTGCCAGAAATTGCTAAATTACAATCTGCTAATGTATATACAAAAGGACCAATTTATATACCAGAACCTTTAGTAATTGAAAAAAATCAAAGACCTTTTCCTATTCCTAATTAAATTTTATTTTTATTTTAAATTATTAAATTATTTTTATTAATTTAAAATGTTATACTTTTTATATAATGAGTAATATAAATGCACAAAATATTAATAGTCAAAATATTACAGTTACAAATTTAAATGTTACCTACATAAATGGAGTTCTTTATACACCTAATCCATGTGGTAATCCATGTACAAAAGGATATTATGTTCCATGTCCTGATTGTGACTATGTAGGACCTGATGATTGTGATTGTGGAAATACGTGTGATTGGTGCGAAGAAGAAAATCCTTTTATACCTGATGAATGTGATTGTTTTGTCACATGTAATAATAGCGGAGGAGGTCCAGGACCAACTGGACCCACTGGTTGCACAGGTCCTACAGGTGAAACTGGACCTACTGGAACAACTGGACCTACTGGATGCACTGGACCAACTGGACCCACTGGACCCACTGGAACAACTGGACCAACAGGAACAACAGGTCCTACTGGTTGCACAGGTCCTACTGGAACAACTGGACCTACTGGATGCACTGGACCAACTGGACACACTGGACCCACTGGAACAACTGGACCAACAGGAACAACAGGTCCTACTGGTTGCACAGGTCCTACTGGAACAACTGGACCTACTGGTTCAACAGGTTATACAGGTTATACTGGACCTACTGGTTCCACAGGTTATACAGGTTATACTGGACCTACTGGTTCCACAGGTTATACAGGTTATACTGGACCTACTGGAACAACTGGACCAACAGGAACAACAGGTCCTACAGGTGAAACTGGAACAACTGGAACAACAGGAACAACTGGACCCACAGGAACAACTGGACCCACTGGAACAACAGGACCTACAGGTGAAACTGGACCCACTGGAACAACAGGTC